CGCAGACACACTAACTTTTCGATGGAGGCTATTGAGCAAACTTTTAACGGTAATGTTGCTGCCAATCAAAGGGTAAGCGCAACTATTTCAAGAAATGGTGATCTTGTTCACAGAATGTATTTAGAACATACTATCGGGTCGTCTACCTCTTTAGTGGTCAATCACGGTCATGCACTTGTTAGTGATGTCGAACTTGAAATTGGTGGTCAAAGAATTGATAAGCAATCAGGACACTGGATGGAAACTTGGGTAGAATTAACTGAACCTAATCCAACCGGTTTGTCTGTCGGCGATGCTGTAGCCGGCCCAAGCACAGCAACTAAGTTTCAATTAATGGCGCGTGCTGGTGGTGCGAGCAACATCTCCAACGGTGCGCATGGCGTAGGACGTTATTTTGTCCCACTTCAATTCTGGTTCTGCAGAAATCCGGGTCTTGCTTTACCTTTAATTGCCCTCCAGTATCATGAAGTTAAAGTAATTCTTACTGTTGGAAGTCTGGGTTTGTCTGCGTCCTCCACAGATCTTAAATTATTTGCAGATTATATCTATTTAGATACCGATGAAAGACGTAGATTTGCCCAAGTTTCTCATGAATACTTGATTGAACAAGTCCAAGAACAAACCCTTACCGCCGCAGACAGTGATCAAAGTCTTAATTTCAATCACCCCGTTAAAGAATTAATCTTTTCAGTTGGAAGCACAGCGTCAACTATCGGTTCTGACACCATTGGTGGCGGTAATTGGGGTCTTAAACTTAATGGTCATGAACGTTTCGCCCCCCGTGATATGAAATACTTCACTCGTGCTCAAGTATGGCAACACCACACCGGATATGGAGGGGTTCTTCATTCTGATTCAATAGGAGTATACTCATTTGCCCTCAAACCTGAGGAACACCAACCATCGGGTACCTGTAACTTCTCCCGTATCGATAATGCTGTTATTACAAACACGTCAGATCGTGTGGCTGGTATGTGTTACGCCGTCAACTACAATGTCCTTCGTATCATGAGTGGTATGGGTGGTCTCGCATACTCTAACTAAATCTTTTGTAATTAAAAGTTAATAGTAATAAATCTATTTTTTTTAAGATTTTCTTATTTTGAATAAATTTAATTAATTTGTTTATATTCTTTAAATTTTTTTTCTAATTATAATATAAAAATGGGAGGAGGATTGATGCAACTTGTAGCTTATGGCGCACAGGATATTTACCTTACTGGTAACCCACAAATTACTTTCTTTAAGGTTGTCTACCGCAGACACACAAACTTTTCGATGGAGGCTATTGAGCAAACTTTTAACGGCGGTGAAGATTTCGGTAAATCTGTTTCTGCTACTATTTCAAGAAATGGTGATTTAGTCCACAGAATGTATTTAGAACATAAAGTTGTACTTGCACGCGTAAATGATAAGGATATGTATGTAACTGCTAATTATGGTCATCGTCTTATTAAAGAAGTTGAATTAGAAATCGGTGGTCAAAGAATTGATAAACATTACGGTCATTGGATGTCTGTATGGTCGCAATTAACAGAACCGAATCCGTCTGGACATAGTGGTGATGCTGGCACTGCTAGTGATGCCGTCCAAAATGCTGATTCTGGTAAAAGAACACTTTTTGATAAAATGAGTGGTAATGGTTTAGGTTGTTTTCAGCAGGACGGTAATAACACAGACAACCTTGAAATAGGAGCATTTACTTTGCCCGACGAAAACGGAGCCGCCGCCGTTCAAACAAACATTACTGGTAAAATGTTTATCCCCCTTCAATTCTGGTTCTGCAGAAATCCAGGTCTTGCTTTACCACTCATTGCCCTTCAATACCATGAAGTTAAAGTAAAAATGACATTTAATAATATAGGGGATTTATTTTTACTTGACGGTGATGCTGACCCTAGTGGATCGATTGGACTTCATTCCACTGCCACTCCCAGTACTAAAGAATTTAAATTATTTGCAGATTATATCTATTTAGATACTGATGAAAGAAGAAGATTTGCTCAAGTTTCTCACGAATATCTTATTGAACAGGTTCAGCATGCCGCATATAATTCTTCAACAGATACTGCTTTCTCGCTTAATTTCAATCACCCTGTTAAAGAATTAGTCTGGTCAAGAATACTCCCTGAAGGGTCAACTCTTGTTACCCCTACCTTTGATGATTCTACGACTACTATAAAAACAGGTAGTGAAGCTACAATCGCTTCAGAAAATTGGACTCTCAAACTTAATGGACATGAACGTTTTAAGGCAAGAAATACAAAATATTTCACCCGCACTCAGATTTGGCAACATCACACTGGTTATGGTTCAACTATTAACTCTGATGCTATTGCTGTATACTCATTTGCACTTAAACCTGAAGAACATCAACCAAGTGGAACTTGTAACTTCTCAAGAATTGATAATGCTGAGTTAAGTGGTCCAGTTAGTATTGACTCATCATCAACGCCAACGCCTGGTAATCATTCTGCTGGCGGTTACAACATCTACGCCGTCAATTACAATGTCCTCAGAATCATGAGTGGTATGGGTGGTTTGGCTTACAGTAACTAAACCAAAATACAAAAATAATTTATAAAATAAAATCAATAAATTTAAAGATTTTCTAAAATTTCTATTATCTGATTAACATTATATTTTCTCTTTGAACAATTAATAGTTAAGTCTATTAATTCACTCAAAACCTTTGTTCTTTCACCTTTTAGATTTATTTCATTTTTTAAAGTATATTCATCTATTTTTGTAAATAAATTATCTGTTTTAAAGTCATTTGTTTTATTTGCCCAACTTTTGAATAATTCAATTACTTTTTCAATATTATCTAAGTTTTCATCTACTTCTGTTCCTTCCTTAAGTAAAGTTTCAACTTTTCTTCTATGTATTTTACTTCCTGACCATTTGCTCAAAACATCTATTAAAGTTTTTAAAGAAATAGTATTTCCTTCAGAAACTTCAACTTCTGGAACAGATTCAACTGTTGAAACTTCTGTCAAAATACTTCTAATTTCACTTGCTACCTGTTCAATCGGTGGTGCTTCTGATGGTTCTTCTACTGGTTCTTCTACTTCTACTTCTTCTGCAGGTTCTTCAGCAGGTTCTTCTACAGGTTCTTCTACAGGTTCTTCTGCTGGTTCTTCAGCAGGTGCTTCTACTGGTTCTTCTACTGGTTCTTCTACTGGTGCTTCTACAGGTTCTTCTACTGGTTCTTCTACTGGTGCTTCTACTGGTGCTTCTACTGGTTCTTCTACAGATTCAGAAGATTCTTCGACAGCAGCAGTTTCAGTTGTAGGAACTTCTTCAACGACTTCTTCAACATTTTGTTCAACAGGTTCAGTTAAATCAAGAGTTTGGGGTTCAGACATTTATATAGTAAAATATTTTATTTTTTAAATTTGAATTTAAATTAAAAATTAATTATAAACATTATAAATAATGAGCAAAGGAAACAAAGGATTCACAAATATTGGTAATACATGCTATATGAATAGTGCCCTTCAATGTTTAATTCATTTGGAAGAATTGAATCCTAAAAATGAAGTTTTCCTTGATACCTTAAGAAAATCATCAAAGAAAGAATATACATTATTGAAGCAATGGTTACAATTGTATAAAGAAATGTGGTATGAAGATAATGATGATACTTATATTAAAACAAGAAATTTCTTAATAACTTTTGTAAATAGATGTCGTGAAGAAAATATTTATTTTGAAGTCTTTAATCAAAATGATGTTTCTGAATTTTTAACAGCTTTCATTACAGTTCTTCATGAAGAAATTTATAGACCAGTAAATATTACAGTTTCGGGAGAACCTAAAAATAATATGGATAAATATCAAGTTAAAAGTATTGAAACATGGAATTCTTATTTTAATACAAAATATTCTTGTATTGTTAAAGATTTTCATTCTCAATCAATTAATCTAACATGTTGTCCTCTTTGTGAATATACAACATCAAATATGGATCCTATTATGACAATTAATCTTGATATTGATGATTCTACTGATAGTATTTATGATTGTTTGAATAATTATACAGATGAATTTACAATGGATGAAGAAAATAAATGGACGTGTGATGAGTGTGGAGAAAAAGTTCAATGTAAAAAGAAAAATAAATTCTGGAAATTGTCAGATATTGTTATTATTAATATCAAACAATACAATGATAATGAAAATAAATATGATAAATTTATTGAATATCCTAAAATTCTAAATATGGAACCATATTGTATTAATTATAAAGGTTTATCTATGAATTATGAACTACAAAGTGTTTGTATTCATAGTGGTGGTCTAGGTGGAGGTCATTATTTCGCATATTGTAAGAATATTTTGGATAATAAATGGAGAGAATATAATGATACTCGTGTTTCAGAATTACAAGAAGAAGATGCATATAATAAAAAACCTTATTGTCTATTTTATAAGCGTGTATAATTATTTAACTAAAACCCAATTGTTTTGTTCAATTTTCCATAATTTATCATCTTTACCTCTCATAATAACATTTGGAGATTGACATTTAGGACAAAATCCTAAACCTTCAGGAGAATCAATATTTTTATTTATTTTACATTGACATTTTTTCATTGATTTTGAGCCAGTTTTAGGTTTTTTTCTAGTTCTAGTTCTTCTTTTTCTTGTTCTTCTTTTTCTTTTAGAGACTCTTTTTGTTTTTTTTCCATTAAGGACAGCAGAAAAAGGTATACCTCCACCATAAATATCACTCATTATATTACTAAACAATATTTTCTTCTTCATTATTTTCAATTAAATTATCTTCTTCTTCATTATAAATTTCATCTTCTAATATTATATTATCAAATATAAATTCAGTTAAATGAAAAGAACCATGTTTATTTTCTTTAAATAAATTTAAACAAAAACCTTCTGTAATTTCTCTAATATCTAAAAACATGTCAGATATATCTGACCCATATTTTGTATGAAAGTAATCAAAATAATCTATTTCTTCTTCTACATTATCTTTATTCATTTAAATATATATCATATAAATAATTAATTATTTTCATTCTAAACGATTCTTTATCTGATCTTAAATGTATTTCTTCATTTTCATCTATAAATTGATTAATCTTAAAAAAAACTTTTTCAATATATTCTTTATTTTCTTTTACAAATTCTATTCTTGTTTGTTTTTTCATAATAATTATAAAAGAATATTTTTAACAATATTTAACTCATAAATTCCATCAATGATTGTAAAATATTTTCTTCACCATCACCCCAATTAATATAAAGTGTTTTACCGAGAGGAAAATCAATCAATCCTTTTTCAGAAATATCATTCATATTTTTTATATGATCTTCATAATTTTCTGGATAAAGTTCTTTAATTCTTCTTATTCTTTCTTCTTTAGGAACTTGAAGAACGATAAAATGCCAATCATCTGAATTATTTAGAACATTTAATTCATTTTCAAATCGAAGATCATCAATTATACAGAAATCTTCATCTTTACATTCTTTTAGTATATAATTAATCCAAACATTTTGATTAATTTCTTTCATTTTATTTGCAATATTAATTAAGAGACTTCTATCTTTAATATCTCCCATATCAAAAAGTTCTTTAGCCAAATCTTTTATTTTTTGACCAAATGAATAAATTTTATAATTATCATCAAGAGAACAAATTAGTTTTGCCATTGTTGATTTACCAGAGCACATAGGTCCCGAAATAGCAATTTTCATTTTAATTTTAATAGTAAAAAAACTTTAAATCAAATTTATTTAACTTGTTTTAATTAAACTAGATACTCTATTTGCTGATTTTCCTATCTCCTTACTTCTAACTAAAACAAATGCTATAGCACCAAGAACAGAAATAGCAATAATGTTATATTGAGCATTTAATAATGATTTAACATATTTATTTTCATCATCACCGCAATTTTCATATGA